GGACAACCATCTTGCGAAACGTAAGCGACAATAAATCCTTTAGAAGATTCATCTGAACCAGAAAATTCATAAAGCTTATTAAAATAATTTTCAGGAATTTTAAATTGCTTAAAATTTTCTGATTGTGATTCTTTTTTCATTTTATAATATTACACCTTGGCTTTCGAAAAGCTCTTTATTTATTATATCGTTTTCGTATATAGTTACAAGTGTAATATTATTTATTTGGCAAAACCTTTCTTTGTTTTTATCTCTCTTTAATTGACTGAGAAAATTAAGTCTATTGCCATGAAAGAATTGAACAAATCCTGTATGCTGCCTACCTTGGACTTCTATAGCTACCTTTTTATTGGCATTATAAAAATCCAAGGTTAGGCGTGTGCCTACAATAGGAAATTCTTCAAAAACTACATTTTGAGACCAGTAAGTTTTTAAAAAGTTTTTAACTTCTGCTTGAAACTTACTTCTGCTTTTAGCGTCCCAATTTATAATATAGTTTTTAAGATTTTTACATTTCCTCTTTTTATTACTCAGAGACAGAAATTCCATCACCAAAATTTAATAAGTTTTCACTAATATATTTGAAGAAGAAATTCTTCAGCTTTTCATCGTTATTTACGATCTGTTCGAACTTTGCTGCACCTTGAATCTGCGCTGGAAATTCATTGAAACCAGCTTCCTTTAAAATATTAAGAAATTCTTCATCAAAACTGATCCATGCGCCTTTCTTTACTGCGATTTCCCACATGGATAGAAAATCAAAGATCTCTTTTTCTACCCAGTTGGATGTACCATTCTTTCTACCATATTTAATTGGATAGCGAATGGTGCAATTAGTCCGCTCGTTTGGAGATTTCTTAACAACGATTTTTACAAAATGTCCAAGATAAGGATTTTTCTGTTCATCGTAAGAACTGTTAGGATCTTCAAGAATCAAGTCGTTCTTAAAACGAGCATCAAATTCAAAAATCCAATTAGCAAAATGCAACAAAGCATTACCACCTGTAGCTGTTGTTTGCCGAATTGGAGCTTTGCTGTAAGGATCAAGTTTAATATCTGCTCTCACTTGAGATATAAAAATTGCAATATGTCCACGCTTCTGAAGAGCGATTGAAATACGCTTCATCAAATCGGCAGCAATAACCGCTCCACCAGCAACCTTTTGAGATTCTTCGAAAGTCTTTTCAAGATCACCTTTACGAATAAGTCCATCTACTGAATCAAGAAGAAAGAAATATTGTATCTTTTCATCATTCTTGCCTACGAGTTCACGCATTGCATCAAATACGGTTTCGTGTATATTTGATTCAAATACAAAGCAAGTGCCTTCTTGCCATTCATCTTCTTCAAAAACGAACTTAACACCTGATCTTTCCATCATTTCTTTGCTAAGTCTGCCTTCAGCTTTAATATAAAAACCTTTACGCTTCTTAGGTTGATCCAAGAAGTTCTTCATGAATTGAAGAGCGCAACTTGTTTTGCCTCCTTCATTAATGCCGCAGAATCTATGTAGACCTGTTCCCAAACCTCCAGATAAAAAATAATCAAGCAATAAACTACCACTTGATACTTTATAATCAATATTAGGTTCAAAATTATAATGAGAGTCTTTATTGTTCTTTAAAAAACTCTTCAACTGTTCTTGCGAGGTTACTATTTTAGATGCCTCTACTTCATCTTTATTTTTCTTGCTCATTTTAAAAAGTCTTTAATTGTTTTTGGTTTTACTGCTGTATTATAGTCGTCTCCTACTTTTTCGCCAATGTTTATTTCAATATTTTTGAATTGAGGTTGATAATGAAAATCTCTATATTTTTGGTCAATATCTTTATAATCATTAGCAATGTGCATTGCTAGAGATTTTACTTGTTGAAATGAACTCTTCAACCAAAATTCTTCATTAGGATATTTATCAAATAATCTTTTAAGAAGAGTGTATTCTTTAGTCATGAAATCTTTTGTAGGATTAAAAGGTCTATAGACCAATTTAAATAAGATTTCTTTTTTATTTAATTTCTTCTTCTTTTCTTTTTTGGCATTTTTTGTCACGACAAGACAGTCGCACATTGTTTGCGCGAAGTCAACAAAAAACCGCTGATTTCTCAGCGGTTGAACTTACTTTTCTGTCATCTCAAACCTTGGACTCTGCAACTGAACATTATTTGTTTCAGTATTATCTTGCCAAGTTTTTAATTTTTCATCTTCTTTTAAACCTTCTTCTGCAAGATGAGGAGTTATTTCTCCTGTTGAAGGTGCGGGTTCTTGAGGAAACACTGCTGTTTGAGCGGCTTCGGATTTCTCCGCTTCTGGGCTTTCGCCAGCTTCTTTTTTACCTTCATCATTTAATTTACCATCTTTTTGCATTTTTCTTAAAATAGCTTTTTGTAAAGCAGGAGGTAAACTCTTTTGTTTCTCTGTCAATTGACCAGCCATTTCAGTGAGCATAGATCTATTCTTCATATATGACATTCCGCACATGTATTTAGCATCGCTAGTTGACATACCAGCAGTATTAACGAAAGCATCATCTTTCATCATGCATTCGCTCATATACTCGTTATGAATTTCTGATTCATCATCCTCCATCATATTAGATAGAGAAACTTCTATAGTTAAATTCTTAGGATCGACTTTAAGTTTTGATTTCATTAAATTATAGGGTTTTAAGTTGGTCTATTGTTTTGATTAGGATGTCTCCTTTTTTAAAATTATCGCCATCATTTATTACTTCGTAAGCAATAGCTTTGCCCATGTCTTCAGGAAGATTCTTTATTTCTTTGATAATACCTTCACTATTAAAATGTTTACAAGAAGCATTAATATTTAATACTCTTGCACCAATTTCCATTGGAGTTTCAGTTTCTTGCTCGACTTCAGAAACATCAGAATAAACTATATAATTATATACCGCAAACAAATAATCTTCCATCAAGGTAATTTTACTTAAAGTCCAAGGTTCAAGTTCTTTACCGAGAGAAGGATTATTTCTAAGTTTTTCAAGTAAATCTTTAGAATTATCAGCTATATAGGCTAATTGTGCCATAGCCATTTCTAAAGCATCTTCATTTTCTATTTCATTTTCAGTTTCAATTTCTTCAGTAATTTCTTCTGCTTTTGAAAGATGAGGGGCTATTTTAAGCAAATCAGACTCTTCCCAAAGAGTGATTCCATCCCATTGATGAACGATATCATCTATACTACCTTTTGTGGTATAATCTGTTACAGATTTCTTAGATTCCCACATTTTACAAGACCAATATTTAGCTTTCCAGCGTGGACCGGGGCTTGTATCACATTGGTGACGAGCGCGAAAACTCTTTCGACGAGCAGGATCATCACGCTTTATTTCCATATTAGGGTCGCCAAAATTAACTTTTACAACATTCCCCTTCTCATTTTTGACATAAACAGAAAATTTCTTTGGCCCTTTAGGAGTTCTAAAGGGTTTATTTAAAGCTTTCTTGTCTTTTGCAGCTTTAATTTCGTTGCTAAAATTGACTGATATGTTCATTTTTACTTTAAAGTGAGTAGATATTTAGTTTGATTAACTGATCCAAGCATTTCATCTCTGATATTTAGTAGATCAGTATCTTTTTTAGAATCAAGCATTGTTGGAAGTTCGTTGATTAAATAATTTTCAATTTCAGTCAACAATGATTGTGGGGCCATATTTTTATAATTTTCAAGCTTAAAATTGAAAGAGCTTTCAGAAATAATTCTACCGTACTTGCCCATAAAAGTTTCGACAAATTCATCGATATGACCTGATAAATCACTATATAAACCATCTAAAGACTTATGTTCAGAATAAGAAGTCGTTTGCCAATGCAATATTTTAATCTGATTCTGAAATGTTAACAGTTTAGTTACGATGTTCATGCTTTAATCGAATAAATCTGATTTATAATCTAAATTAAGTTCATCATCATTTACACCAAATTGTTTTAAATCGGAAAGAGCTTCGATAAAATCAGTTTCTTCGAAATCTTCGTAGTGGTATATATCGATTATTTTGTCATTCATATTTTTAATTAGCTATATCTTGATCTGCACGGCGATAAGAATCTTTAACTTTACCTCCAGATTGCATTCTTAAAAATGTATTCACTCTTCCCATAGCCCAAGCTGCTCTAGATTGTCCCGGTCTATGGCTGGCACTAAAAGCTCCTAACCCTCTTCTATAAACTTTTTTAAGCTGACCCAAAGTTACTTTCTTAGAATGTTTGGCGTTATGATTTTTAACTTTTTCCTTTAAAGCGTTGGTTACTTTTTCACTAAAAGTTATTTCAGCTTGACTAACTAACTGTTTATCATCTTTTCTTTTTAATACTTCTTTAGCTCTTTCTTTTGCTTCAGGAGTTGTGCCAGCAGATCCAGGTTCATTTATTTTAGAACCTTTCTTCTTCTCATCTGGTTTAGCTGGAGTTTGAGCGGAGCTTTTTGGACCTTGCCTTTTTTTGGCAATTAACTGTGAAAAATCTAACACTAAGTTCATATTATGAATTACACAAGATATTTTATGTATAGAAAAAATGAAAGCCGCTTTTTAGGGCGGCTTTCTTGAGGTTTATGTTTGACTTACTTCTTCTTACCACCACTTGGCTTTGCTGGCGCGGCTGGCTTGCTCGCTGGCTTGGCAGTCTTGGTTGAAGCTGTAGCTGTCTTAGTCTTAGTCATAAGTTAAAATATCTTATAGTGAAATAGAAATTTTTCAACATTTATCTTACTGGACAAGCTCCTCCAGCGCATTCGGCCATATCAAGCATCTCATTGTTATTATTTGAGATTTTAATCAGAGGCTTAACTTTAGCACTTGCTTCTAGATAAGTTTGTTCGTCTATCTCTTGATATGGAGCTTGCTTGAATCCATGATCCTTGAAAAGAAGGAAGCTTACGCTCTTAATATTATGTTCGTAATTATCCTTTAACCAATTCTTAAGATCGTTTAATTCTTCTGGCTTGTAATAAGCTGTTACAGAAACAGCGTTATCTGACCAAATTGTTTGTAGCTTTTTAACCATCTCAAGCTGCTTCAATACATCCATATCCTTAGTAAGAATTGAGCCTTCAGGAGTCTGGCATGGGAAATAAACAACTACAGTATCACGATTTTCAGTTCCATCAAAATTAATTAAGAACTCTACATGATACCCCATATCTTTGCAGGTCTGAACAAGAGCATCAGAACTAGACATGCGAACTGTACGCATATAATACTTACTGAATGCTGGATGAACACCGGGGGTTGCACCACCAAGCAGACTTAATGTTCCGCTGGGTTTTACGGTTGTAAGCTTAATGCTCTCTGACCATCCACGTTTGGCACTCCATTCTTTGTCGAATTTGCGTAGAGAAACGTAACAGTCATCAAGCCAATCAAGCTTATCAAGAGACTGGCAAACGCCAGTAACGCCAAGACCAAGGCGCATATTCTTGTGAACGATACGATTTGTTTCTTCATGGATGAAAGGAAGTGCAGCGATTGCTTTCTGAGTCTTATAAAGTAATTTAGCACAATCAATTAATTCTTCTTTAGAAGTTATATTATTTAAATAAAGCTCGCAGAGATTACAGCATTCATAATTTGAAAGACTAATTTCTGCACAAGGATTAGTCATTTCACAGTTATCTGTATCTGTTGGATATAAAAGATTTTGCGAAATAGGACCGTCTTTAATTCTGCCAAACTTTTGAGAAAGAGGAAGATTAAAAAATCCATATGGCTCACCGTTAGCATATCCAGTATCTTTATTGATTTCATAACCATTCTTCCAAAGCTCTTCAAGAACATGATCAAAACTATCAGCATAAATAGTATTGTTGCTCATCGCTCTCCAATTTGGGACATTACCTGAACCCCAATTCTTAGCGCGAAGATAAAGAATATCATCTGGATCGCCTAGCGCGATTTCTGCACTACGACGAACGTTACCAGCGACAACAACGCTACCAATAATATTGCAGATATCAAGAACATCAATCGAACGTAGCTTTTTGCCTTCGCGAGCTTGGAAAATTTTTGTGATTTTATCGATTCCGTCAATAAGGATTTGTGGGCCGCTAGCCTTGCCGCCAAAACCCTTGATTGGCTCACCGTAACCTCTGATGAGGATAGTCGAATAAGAAAACGATTTACCTGTGACGTAAAAAGCATCCAAAACTTTCGACAATAAATTAACCCAACCTTCACGTTTATCAGGAACAATGTAATCTGCGTCTTTAGTTGCTTCATGAATAACTGTTACACCTTTCTTAATCTTTGGAAGTTCATGTACATCTTCACGACGAATACTATACCCTACTCCACCTCCAAGCATTAAATTTTCAAAAAGAAAAAGAAACGCTTTTGGTTCACGCATCGCAGTAGCCCAACAGTTCAACAAAGAATTTGCGCCAAAACGATCCACAGTAGAAGTCCCAAGCTGCCAAAGCATTCGACCAGCAAAATTACACTTAAGATTAAAAACGTAATCATAAATACGCTCCGCTTCTTCTTTTGTGTATCCTGCGCCTATCTTTTGTGCGCCATTAATACAGCGTTCTACTGTTTCATTCCATTCTTCAGTGCTGCCATCTTCCTTGACGCGAGCATAAGTTCTTTTATAAACTATATATCCAAGACCATTAAAACCCCAGTTGGGTTGTCTATTTTTATATTGGGCTAAAAACGATGGAGAAAGAATATTTAAATCGTTATTCATGGTAAAGACTATTATACACTAGATTTTAAAATTATCTATGTCGTACTTTACCATACGTTCTACGAGGTTGTCAAAGGAAATTTTCGGTTTCCAAGCTAATTCTTCTCTAGCTGGAGTTGAGTCTCCCAAAAGAAGTTCAACTTCTGCGGGTCTATAAAATTTAGGATTGATTTTAATTAAAACTGATGATTGAGATTCATTTTTAATTGCGTATTCAGTAGATATGCTCATTTGTTCTTCTTGCCCATGACCATGCCAAACACCTTGAATACCTGCGTGTTTAAAAGATTTATTAACAAATTCTCTGATTGAATGAGTTTCATTACTAGATAAAACATAATCTTTAGGATGTTTTTGATTCATTATTTTCCAAACGCCTTCAACAAAGTCTTCAGAATCAGACCAATCTCTTTTTGCATCTAAATTTCCAAGTTCAATCGGAGCGAATGGTTGATTATTTTTTATTGCATGATAAATACGAGCAACACCTTTGCTGATTTTTCTAGTTACAAATTCTTCTCCACGCTTGATTCCTTCGTGATTGAAAAGAATACTATGAACAGCATATAAATTATAAGATTCGCGATAAACTTTCACCAAATGACGAGCAGCGGCTTTGCTTGCTCCATATGGACTTCTCGGTCTAACAGGATGATTGATATCTTGTGGACTATATTGCACATCTCCAAATTCTTCGCTAGATCCAGCAGAATAAAAACGACACTTTGGTTGAAAACGACGAATAGCTTCTAAGCATCTAGCTACGCCGGTGGCATTTACATCGAAAGTTTGCAAAGGTATCTCCCAACTGCATCCAACAAAACTTTGAGCAGCAAAATTAATGAAATAATCTGGTTGAATATCTTTGACAAGATTGTCTAAACTAATACTGTCGGAAAGATCTCCATATACAAGTTTGAATCTTTCGTTGCGTATAAATGATTGACAATTTACAAAATTAGGATTTGATGTTCGTCTTATCATTCCAAAAATTTTTGCATTCGTATTTTTAAGCAAATATTCTACCATGTTTGCGCCATCTTGACCGAGAATTCCTGTTACTATAATTTTCATATTAATTTCTGATATTTTTGTTTGTGTAATTTTCTTGATACCATTTGTATGTTGTAGCTAAACCTTCTTCTAAATTTATTTTTGGCCTCCACCCTAAATCAAATAATTTTTTTACATCTAGCAGTCTTTTAGGAGTTCCATCTGGTTTTGAAGTATCCCAAGAAATTGAACCTTCATATTTAGAAACTTTTTTAATCATTTCTGTTAACTCTTTTATTGTAACGTCCTCTCCATATCCAATATTTATTATTTCTTTATCATTGTAATTAAGCATCAAAAATAAAAGTGCAGTAGCTAAATCATCTGAATTTAAAAATTCTCTCCTTGGTGATCCTGTTCCCCAACACGTTACTGATGGCAAATTATTCAATTTAGCTTCGTGGAATCTTTTTATTAAAGCTGGCAAAACATGAGAATTCATGGAATGAAAATTATCGTTTATTCCATAAAGATTACATGGCATCGCTGAAATAAAATTACATCCATACTGTTTGCGATATGCTTGGCGCATCTTTATTCCGGCAATTTTTGCTATTGCATACCATTCATTTGTGGGTTCAAGATCTCCACTTAATAAAGATTTTTCATTGACTGGTTCAGGAGCAAATTTAGGATAAATGCAAATACTTCCCATAAACAAAAGTTTTTTTACATTATTTAAATAAGAAGAATTAATAAC